TATGGGCAGTCAAAGTGGAGTTGAGTATGCTAGCTTTTCTCCATTCCTACATAACCAGGACTATGTTATTAATGAAATGCATATAAAGAGTCCAGTTTTGAAGATGGGAAAAAACTCGAGAATTAGAGTTTTGGGAAGCTTATCCAAGCGATCAAAATTGAAAGCTACTGTAATATCTACTAAAATAGCTGAAGATGTTAGAGCTGCATTTAATTTTGCTACAGTTTGGAAAGCTCCTCCAATACAAGGAGTTGAAGGTGATGATAAAACCTATTCAAAAGTAGCGTTTTTAGGCAGAACTTCAGATACTGTTGATCCCACAATAGAAGCGTTGGAATGGGCAGCTTTGGATTACTTAAATCCTATTCTTAAAGAGCTTAAAACTCATAGAAGTAGATGGCGTAAGAAATTGCGACCGTTAACTGAGGATGAGATGTACAATGGAGTCGAAGGTGATAGACATTGCAAGAGACTGAATATGTCATCAACGAATGGAAAATACAATCCAGGGTTGAAGAATAAAGTCCTTACAGTCATTGATGGAAAGATTTATCCAGATGACCTAACTAAACGAGAAGTCGAAGTAGTTAGCAATTGTCATAAGAGAAGACAGCGTACATTCCGGCCCTTTAACGCAATGGAAAAGATTGAAGCAACACCAGAGGAAAAATTTGATTTAGGAAAAGTTCGGATTTTCTTTGGAGCAGACACAGTAATGCAGGTTACACTAAGAAAATATTTTCTTGGTTTAACTAGCTTTATGTGTACTCAGATGGAGTTATGTGAATGCGCCGTAGGAATAAATCCGTATGGTCCTAGATGGAATTCAATGTATAAAACATTGGTTGATTTCAGTCCTAATGTTTTAGCGTTGGATATGAAGAATTTTGATCTTAATGTTAGCCCAATAGTTATGCGTAGAGTTTTCAAAATGGTTAGGGAAATGTATGATGTTGTTGGAACTTTTACTGAGTTACAGAATGAGCTAGACTGTGTAGAGGAGGAAATAATAAATAATATTGTTGACCTTAATGGTGATTTAATATCGATTCCAGGGATGATGTTATCAGGAGTCAATGTTACATCGCTATTTGGTTGTATGATAAATTCATTATACCTAAGAATAGCGTTTTATAACCAGTATAAAAATAATCCTCGAATATTATCGAGAGGATTCAGAGA